CGAAGCGATCAGGCTCCAGCACGGCGCAATGAGCGGCGGTACCGAACTCCAGTGCGGGACTGGATTCGTTGCGGGTGGTCCCATCCTGCCAAGCGCGGAAGTGAGCGGGCGACTTGCGGAACTGATCGAGACCGGACTTCGAGAGTGCCTTCGTGGCGTGGTAAACCTCCGCCGCTAAGTTGTAGATGGCATCAGCCATTGGACACCTCCGTGGCAACGATCTCGGGGCTGACGATCACCGGCAGCTTGCTCAGGATCAGGTCAGGCTTGGCGATGTACTTGGAGGCGATGGAGTCATCCAGATCACGGAAGGTCTGGCCGTCCCTGATTCGACCGGCTTTGAGGAGCAGGGCGTTCACATCTTCCTCGCGATCCTCGAACAGGGCTTCGAGCTTGGCGGTGATGTCGAAGCTCTTGGTGGGGGCCGTAGCCACTTCAGTCACTGCGGGCTGGAAGTCTTCAGTCTCTTCCGGCGTGTAGATACCGGCGACCACTTCAGGAGCCAGCATGCGGATGGCTTTGGAGATGCATCGAGCGCGGAGCATTGCACCCGGATCTTTGGCCCACCCGGAACCCGGCTTGGCGGGGAGGAGCTGAGCGAGTTTCGCATCCTCGACTGAGAACCCGATCTCGCAGGAATTGCCGTCATAGGTCCAGAGTGCGATGGCAGCGCGGCTATCGAACTGCTTCCAGAGAACCTTGCCGCCACGGGCACGGTAACCGGCCAGCATGGCATCGCTCCTCATAGAGAGGGAGCCATTGATGATGTGATACTCTCTCTTGAAATCGAACGGGGTCTTCTTCTCGGCGGCGCATTGCCACGCGATTAGCTTACCCTGTTCGACCTTGGTGCATCCCAGCATTCCGCTGGCTGCGATCCACTCGCCCATCTTCTCGATGGCGGTGATGGGGTCACCGATCTTGGCGTACATTTCGCCAGAGTCGGTCTGTTGCGTTGTCGTTGCTATTGCATTCATTGTGGGTTTTGTCGGAGGAGTTCCTCGATTACATCGGAGCGGACACGGATAGTGCGCTTCGTGGCTTTCATAGCCGGAAGTTTTCCTGACCGAATCCACCGCCTTACCGTCTCGGGATGAGTCCCGAGAGCCGAGGCGATCTCTTGGACGGTTAGAAGTTTTACGCTCACGCAAGCGAATGTAGCCGCGTGTTGCAAACTGTCGAGAGTTTTCTTTCGGAAAGTTTACTCGGAAGAGTCTGATCGCATGTATTTCGCGACCGCTTGCTGCATTTGAGCAGGCGGCAATTCAGCCAATCGGGCCAGTGCTTCGAGCTGATTTCTGCGGCTTACCATTCCGGTCGCACCAGCACCGTGAGCCAACGCCGAAGCAAGCCCCTCGTATCCAATGAAATCAACCAATGAACCAAGACCTGGGGTTGTGGCCAGCTTTTCAAAAGCCGATCCACTTACCGTCGCACCTGCACCTGCGGCACGTTGCTTGGCCTGATTGATGACTCTGAATCCTGGCACAATTTGATTCTGAACAACGTCGAAAAGGTTTCGACCGAGGATGGTTTGGAGTTTGGCCGCGCTGTCGGTCCCAGCCATTTCCTTGAGCGATTCCAATCGAGCTGTCATCCCGGCAGCACCGGGGGTTCCAGCGCGAGTTCCGCCGCCTTCAGCGACCTGAAGCAAAAGCTCTTCGATTGCCTTTGCTCGAATTGTATTCTGAGTAGCTCGGGCAGATGCGGAACCAGCTACCGCTCTGCGCTCAAGAGCATCCATAACGGTGCGAGTGGTCGCGACATCAGGAAGGTATTGGACGGCACGAGAAACGATTCCAAGGCTTGCCGGGGTTCCATTCTGAAGCAGCGCAAGCACAGCCTCTGGGCCGCTGCGTTGAGCTTCAGGAAGACTGTTAACGAACTGAACGAACCGGTTAAGCTCTCGGGTATTTCCGAAACCAAGCTGAGCCAATCCACCTCCACCCTGCCGCTGGACGCTGTTTAGGTCCGCAGCAAGATTTGTCAGGTTGATTTCACCTGTAGATTGGTTGATGGATCGATTTACGATGCCCGATTTTACGATGTCGGAAATTGAGGATGAACTCGGCACGTTGCGAACACCTGATGCTCTCAGATCATTGATCAGGCTGACGGGATTTGAGAACGCCGGGGTTTCAGAGCCTTGTCGAGCCACTCGCTCGGTCATTACGTCGGCCATCTGTCCTCGCTCAAGCTTCTCTGGCTTGAACGCCTGAAAAACACCGAACTCATCAAACCTAGGGCGGAACTTTGAGTAGAACGAGTTGGCAGTGCGAAGAGAGGTCGCATCGGCTGCACCAAGATACGAAGGAGCCTGATAATCGATTGTTTGGGTAATAAGGTCGGCTATCCGGCGAAGCTCCTTTTTCTCAGGAGTTCCAAACACTTTTCCGGCTTCATCAGATGCAGTGTAAAGGTTTCTGCGAATCACCCTCAGTTCGTTCAACGAAGCTGGGATATTTTGGTCAAGGATGGCATTGAGACGAGTGAGATAGGGAGAAAACACTCGACTCTGATCACCGCTGACAAGTCGAGGATACTTGTCGTTTAGATCAATGATGGCCTGCTCAACTGAAGGAAGGGTTCTTCCTGATTTTTGAGTCAGAACAAACACTGGACGATCTTCAAAGAACCTTACAGGGGTGTAGAGGATGTCCGAATGATCATCGAATGCAGCCTTTGTTCTTTCGATGGTTCCTTCAACTCTGGCACCCATCTGAGGGGACATGTACGGAGCTGTTGAAAGCAGTCGAGTTTCCCTGTTGATGGCCCTGCGAAATGAGCCTTCAGCATCGGTGAGAGCTTCTTGAGCAAGACTCTGCTGCGCCCCAGTACGAGCCTTATCAATGGCCTGTTGAGCGGTGGTCACCCCCTTCGCTTCATCAACGAGTCGATTCACGGTATTTGCATCCGTGATTCCGAACTCATTGAGAATTTGTCGAACAACGCTTTGAGTGTCTCCTGCCTGACCTTGGATTCCTCGAACGGCAGCAGTGATTGCATCGGATTGTTCAAGAAGTTGGCGGTTCAGTTCTTCACCACCAGTTCTTGCTGCGATTCGCTTTTCGGCACCGGCCAAAAATGGAAATGCTTGACCTACCGTAGCCCTAACGCCGGGTCCAATGCGTTCAACATCCTGAGCATTTTCGATTGCTCGGTTGATCATTCCGGCACCGGCTCTTGCGCCTGCACCAAGAGTTGCCAATGTGCCTGGAATTGCTGCTCCGATTGCAGTTTCTTTGAGCGCACTTCCTGCGCTTGAAAGAGGATCTTCAAGAGGGTTCTCGATTTTCCCTTCAACTGCCCCTGCTGCAAGACCACCTAAACCTCCCGCAGCTATGGTCGCTCTAGTTGCGCCAGGAAAACCTCTGAATATTGGAACACCTCCTCGAATTCCCGCTCCGAACATTTCCCCAACCCGATACTTTTGATCTTCATCGAGTTTCTCAACGGTTTGCGCCCCAGCTTCTCCAAGAAAAGAAGAACCTGCTCCTGCTGCAATTTGGACTGGAATACTGGCTCCGCCGGTTCCCAGTGCGACCGCTATTGGAACTCCGTATCGAAGAGCTGTTTTAGGATTGAGTTTAGCTGGTGCCTCTTCATCAAATGCGCTCGGTGCGCCAGCTTGAGCAAGCCTTTCCTCCTCGGCTTGCATTGCAGCACCCATCTTCTGTTCTTGGGTAGGATTGAATCCCGGCTGCTCTTCACGACGGCGCATCTCGGCAATCGTGGCAGGAGCTTTTTCGGAAGCATATCTCCGCACGGTATCTGAGATTACATCGCGAGATGTTCCGTCTGGAAACGAAAGGATTCCAACTCCTTCAACTCTTACCTTGATAGCCATGTTATTTGATCTCCCTTCCTTGAGCATCCATGTCAATGATAGTGTCCATTACATTGGTTCCACCTGCTGGGACCACTTGTCCGATCTTGCCCTTCTTGCCAAGGCTTAAGAATCCGAATTGATCCCTAGTATCAAACCAATTCTGCCTCGCATCCTGAACCTCTCTTTGAGTCGCTCGATCAACAAATATGGCGTTGCGATTAAACCGCTTTTCAATCACATCATCCTTAAACGCAGAATCAATAAGCTTCAACGCACGAGGCAAGAAGTTGGCCGACTCTGGGTCGCCAAACAGCATCTTTGCAGACCTGAGTTCGTTTCCGGTAAGAGAAGCTCCGAACAGCGTTTTCCTCTTTCCAGAAACATAGGCTTCAAACTCTTGAATCACATCGTTTAGAGCGGCATACCTCGCATCTTCAACACCGTATTTGTTCTTAATTCCAGTCATCCACGCCTTAAACCCATTGAATCCTTTCTGTGAAACTTTCGCCAAGTCTCCAGTTCCTTGAAACGCGGATATTGCTTGAGCAAGTGATCCAGCCATGCCGAGGCCCTCAACATAAGAATTAAGAGCTTCTCTTTCATCCTTAGCCATTGCTCTAGTCACACCGGCAGCAACCCTAAATTCCTCATTATCTTTAGATGATTGAGGAATCTGAGGGTACAGAGACTGGAGTTTTTCTTTGTCTGGTTTTTCAGACTTAAGCTCTTGCATGAACCCTTTGAGCGCCTGCTGTTCAAGCTTATCCTTCTCCTCAAATGCGTACTTCTTCGTTCTGTTGGCGTAATTTGCTTTTGCTATATCAGCTTCAGCCATAGCTCTTGCAGGAGAAAATGACGTTACATCAACAACCGTTGGATAATCTCCAGTTTGCTGAAACGCTTGAAGCTCTCCAATAGCCCTCTTACCAGACTCTTCGGTGTATGCACCGGCTTGCATCGAAGGACGCTTGGCCTCGATTGCGCCCCTGATTTCACCAGAGGTTGATTCGGGGCTGACGCTGATTCCAAGACCCTTTGCCTGATTAAACAGGTCGCGTCTCTGCAACGTCTCGGTTTGTTCATACTCAGCAAGTCTCTTTGCCAAGTCAGTTTGAGCCTGAGCTGCGGCAATTTGGAATGCGGGTTCAGATTGCAGCGGTGACTGATAGGGTCCAGTAGGGCTTTTAAGACCTTCTGTGGCTCCTTGAGCCGCAGCGACATCTCGACGAACCCGCTTCCTATAGGCATCAGCCATCTTCTCCTCAAAGGTGGCACCTTCCGGGAGAGCAATACCCTGCTGAAGAGAGTTTACGAATAGCTGCCTTTCAATCGCTCGCTTCTCATCCCGCTTGTTGAACTCCTCTTGAAGCAGCGCCTGACGCGCCCTAGCGGCCTCCTGAGCGCGTTGAGTGCTTCCAGTGATCTGGCCAGCCAATCCGCCAGTCAGGACGTTGAAGATGTTGGAAGCGATACCAGGACGATACTGAGCTTGCGCCTCGATGTTGGCGGGATCGGGATAATTAGGTTTAGCCATAGGTTAGTAGCCTCCAGCGAAAGTGTTTTTCTTGCGAAGTGTTCCGGGTTCGACGGGCATGGGCATTGCGCTGCGATCAGGATTGAGTTCGCTGCCAACGGGTTCTGGAACCGGAGGATTTCCGTAGGCTTTCATTCGCTCTTCCAGACGGCGTTGGAGTTCATCCTGAATGATCTGCTGCTTCGCCATATCTCGCTGCTCCAGCTTGTCGTTCATGCCGCTGGCCTGACCGTAGATACCTCCGGTAAGCAGGTTTCCGAGGCGTTCCATGATGCTCGGATCATACTTCGCAGCTTCGCGAACCAGCTCTGGGTTAGCGCGGAATGCCTCGGCCTCAGCGAGCTTCTGACGCTCAAGCTCCTTGTCGCGCCCGCTGAGGCTATTGTACAAGCCAGCGGTGGCAAAGTTTGCAGCGTTCTGGAGGAAGTTCTCGAAAGCCATGACGATTACCTTCTCAAATCATTGAGCATGGATCGACCGGCCATGCGACCGTTCATCACGCGCATTGCGGCAGCGAGGATCTCATCGGGATCGTAATTGATGTATCCATTGTACGGGTTCAAAGCCTCCTGCATCCGTCGAGCGGGAATCGGAACAGTGGTTGGTTCGACAATGGACGGAGTTGATGTGACCGAAGACCCCGGAAGGGTGATCGGCTTAGGGGGCTTAGGTGGAGTAACCGGAGCGACCGGAGGCTGGCTCAGATCCAAGATCGGAGTCGATGTCACCGAAGATCTCGGAAGCACGATTGGAAGCCTGCCGGGCCACGAACCAAGTCCTATTCCACCGGAAGTTAATAACGTACCATCCTCAAGCTTGATTGTAGTTGGAGGTGTTCCGGCTCCTGTAACCCCACCGGAAATTGGCGATGAAGGATTGTAGGTATCGGAAGTGAGAGTTTCATCACCCGGCTTGACGCTCTCATTGCTTGGCGGGGCTTGAAACTCAAATTCACCCTTCCTCCAGTTGTATGGAGCCTCTCGACCATACGCATCAAGACCGTAAAAAACGTCACCAATCCTAACTCCCCCCATGTCTGGGACCAAATCACCAAGTTTATATCCCGGATAACCGGGAAACTCGTCAACCGTATCGCTCGGCGATGCCGCTGTTGAATCGGTGGTATCGTTTGCCATAGCTCAAGCCTTAGGAACCAAGTTATTGATCCGACCGATCATCCAGTTGGCCACCAACTTCTTCGCCTTCGGTTTATCCTTGAGCCACTTCGCGAACTTCTCCGCGTTGCTGTCGTAGAAGCTCTTGAACCAAGCGGGTCCAACGAGTTCCTTCCAGAAGTAGAACGCTTCCCACTGATCGGGAATGCACTCGCGAGCGACGTAGCAACCAGCAGCACTTCCGAGTGCGCCGATTGCTCCGGTGACACCTTTGAGGATTGCCAACGGTGAACCAGCCTGCGAAGCCTCGAACGCGTTCTGGGCGTTCTGGAGCGCGAAGTTGGAGCCGGTCTGAAGCAACTGACCGGGACCGGCTTGCTGCATGCCTTGCATGAGCTGAGGTGCAGCAAACGGAGACGCACCTTGCTGGAGTCCACCAAGTTGAGCGGCTTGAGAGACGATGGGCTGGAGACCCAGAGCGGACTGGATGTTCGCGATATTCTGCTGCTGAGAACTCTGGCGTTGTTGCTGCGAAGCCATTTGGCCCGCGAAGGTCTGTTGCTGAGCGGTGTTCCGCTGACCGGTGGCTGCGAGGATATTCTGGAACGCTTCCTGAGCTTGGCGATTGGCGACATCGCTCGTGGTCTGACCGCTCTGGAGTAAGCCAAGAGCTTGCTGACGGCGCTGGACATCGGCATTCGCAATAGCCTCACCAACCGCCCGCGCCTCGCGGAAAGCGGAAAGGTTGCCAAGGATGTTTCCAGTAGCAGTGCCACGAGCGCGAACAGCTTGCTCAGCGGCTCGGATCATTGCGGGATCAAGCGTTCCAGCTTGAGCGAGACCGGCACTGATCTGGCGTTCGAGGTTGCTGCGGATGTTCGCTGCTTCGCCGGTATCCTGTGGGCCGGTGGGAATGCCGACACGCTCGTAGGTGGGGGCAGCGGGAGCGGTCTCGGCAATGGGGCGTTGCCCAATGCTCTCCATGAAGTTCTCATAGAGATCATAGCGTTTAGGATCAGCGGCCTTAAGCTCTTTAAGGCGTTGCTCGGCAAACTGAGTTCCGAATTCCTTGGAGAGATCAAGCTGACTCTTCGTGAACTCAGGAGCAAGAGATGCTAGTGCGCGAGCTGTTTCGCGTGTGACATCGATGTCAGAAATGCCGCTGAAATCATACGGACGCTCTCCGATTACTTTTCCAGACGCGTCATAGACTGGGTACGATCCCTTGCCTCCGGTCCTAGACGCCGCCTCGATCTGTCTTAAGACAGGAAAAGTTTGAGCTTGTGCGTAAACCGCTTCGCGGTTTGCCGCTGCCATATCTGGAGCATTGTAATCACCACCCATAGGAAATCCTTCGGTTCATTAGGAGTTTGAAGTATCTGTTGAAATCGTACAAACGGGAAACGCCTCTGCTGAATCCGCCCACCTTGGTGACCTTATCTGAACAGACAGTCATCATGGCCAACCAGAGAGTCTGAACAGCTTCCGGCTCAACCCCAATCACCATCTCGATCCAAGCGATGTGGCCATCAGGGAAGTTGTTGTTGATGTCCTCCGCTTCCTCGATTGAGTTCAGGAAACGAACAGCTCCGACACCAATGCACTCGCCCTTTTCATTCTTGATGATTCCGATCTGCTTCATCTTGTTGAAGATGCCGATCCAGTTCAGGAGCTGATCATCGTTCCATGTGGAACAAGTTGGCCAATGAAGCCTGAGCAGCTTAGCTGCTTCGATGATAGACGGATGTGCGTTCATTGCTGAGGACGCACGGAATCGACGAAGCCAGAGAGAATGGCGGATTGGAATGACAGGCGACCGCCCGCATTGGTTTCAACCTTAAATTGAATCGAGTTCCATCGGCCCTTGCTGATGAGGTTGTAGGCTTTCAGGAACTTCTGAGAACTGGTGATGCTCAGGCCAGAATCAATCGTAGAGAATGTCCCAGTCATGTCCTTGGCGTAGGAAACGGTAACACCTGTATTCTGGGTGGTGTACGGGTTATCGAACGCGAGCTGGATGCTGTATCCGATCTTGTCGGGGATTGGTTCCCCAAGGTTGTAAGCCTTTGTGGTCACCGAGGACTGGTATTGCGAGCCACCATCCAAATAGGAAGAAACCGGTGTTGGTACGGTGCGAGTGTTTGGCAGGTAGTCGTTGAATGACCAGACCTGATTACTTCCCGCAGACACTGCGGTCATGTCGCCAGCAAACATCAGCACAGGGCCAAAGCTTGAGAAAGATGTGGCAAAGAAGTCGTTTACTTGCCAGTTGTCCCAGTATCCAAGCCAAGAGCGGGCCAGTGAGTGGTATACGATGATCGCGTTATTCCGAGGGATCAGGTCTTCGAGTTCAAGATGGTAACCGTTTTCAAGAAGCATCGCATACTCGCTTTCGAGACCAACACCGAACGGTCCTTCCTGAACGAATGGAACTGCGAGCAGGTATCGGTTGTTCCAGAACACACCGTCGCAGAGTTCGAGGCGTGTCTTATCAATGCGGCTGATGAGATCGTTGATCGGGCTGCTGAGCGCGAGTCCAACGCTGGTCTGAGTACCCGCTTGGATCTGGGCCATCGAGCGGATGCCGTCACGAGACAGGAAGAAAACGTCAGCACCCACCGCAGCAATGGATCGGTGCGAGGAGCAGCCGATGTTTCCGCTGACGAGCGAGATAGACCAATCAGCGGGATCTGCCGTGGGATCGGCATCCACAGTCCAGATGGACCGCTCCTTGAACACGAGCAAGCGGTATCCGAACCACGAGTAGAGACCACGAATCGGATCGCCATCGCCACCAACGCGAATGGAACCAAGCGGGTCCCATGATTCGCCATCGAGGATATCCGAGAAGTACAGGGTGTCGGGCTGGATTGTGGTATCCGCTGACACGGCCCACAGACGGTTGGTGTGGGTGGTGAGATAGAGCGGCTTGGCGGGGGCGGCGAGTGATACGAATGCGACCGCGTGTGATCCTCCACCACCGGAAATGTTTACTGTTGGAGCAGTAACGTATCCACTGCCTGGATTGGTAATACTAATTGCAACCAAATTGCCATCATTAGCAACAATAGCAACAGCGGTAGCCGTAGTCCCACTTGGAGGAGCAGAGATTGTTACATTTGGAATCGTGGAAAGATTTGACCCCTGATTGATGACATCGATTCGGCTGATCTTTCCGGCAGCGACGGATGCGTTCGAGTTAGAGCTGTTGACATAACGCAGTGCGCTATAGCCATCCGCGTAGAACAACTTCTCGTTGAGCTGAGCAAAGTAAACGTATCTCGCGAGAGGATTGATCGTAGATCCGCTGATGACGTTGTACGAAATACCAGGAGATCCGTAGTACAACAGATTGGTGTTCGCGTTGATATCATTCAGCGCGATTACCAGACGCTCTGAGGCGGACGTATCAAAGTAGAAGCCAGAGTAGACTTGGCAGTTGACTGGGAGGTTGGACGCGAAGTTGGCGGTGGTTGCCTCCCAGTTTGTGATAACGTCTTCCCAGTTGCTGGTGATGCTGTTGCCAACCAGTGAAACGGACCCGAGACGAGTGACAAGGTTTCCAAAGTCATCGTAGTCCATGTTGATGGCCGATTCCAAGCTTGTGGCCGGAATGGCATCTGGACGAGTAGCTGAAACGACACCAGTGCTGAACCCATTGCTTCCATCTAGAAGCATCTGGTCGTCGAGTGCGTCTGAGGATTGGAATGGCATTAGGTGATGTCCTGAAAGGTGTAGTCGTAGAGGCTGTCAGGAATGATGCGGCTGATCTGCTGCTGCTGACCGCGTTCCATGTCCTTCATAATGGAGACCTGAGCGGCTCCCTCTTGGAACTTCGCTTGGGCTTTGCCGTACTGCCGCGAGTATTCGAGGAGATCGCCTTCGGTGTAGGCCATCAGTGCATTCTCAACACCGTGCAGCTCGAAGTTGCTGTCGTTGGTGATGGTCTGAGCCTCACCGAACTGACGCATCTGGGACTGCTTCTTGCCGAGAACGAAGAGGGTTCCGTTGACGTTGGGAACTGGGATGAGCTTGATCCTCGGGACACCGGCCAGTCCGTAGGCAACGTCCATGTTGCGGACCCAGTTCACGAAGTTGTTGGGCGTGGACTTACGGCTATCGACGTTGTTCCAGGTGTTGGGATCGAGCTGGAAGAATGACACCCATTCAGCGGACGGGATTTCGATGCCATCGGTATCGCCATCAATCGTGAACTTCGCGGCCACTGGGAAGTCCATGTACATATTGTATCCGGTGTTCGAGGAGTAGGCCGTGGTGACGAAGGTGTTGATCGTATTGATCTCATCGCCATCAGCGACAGAGATAGAGGTTACTCCGAGGGTATCGTTCCATAGGCACGAATCCCAGATCATGGAGTAGCGGCGGATACAGAACTTCTTGGCCAACGTGAGCGTGGCCGAGTCCGTGAACGACAGCTTATCGCAAGCTGCTTGCGCTACTTCAGAGGGTTTCATTAGGCGAAGTACTCCTGAGCCGTGATCGTCGAGGTGGTGCTTTGCTGGACGGAACCACTTATGTTGAAGTTCAAATACAGGTCACTAGATCCATAAATGTGAATCTTGTATGTAACAGCAGAGGCGGTATTGGGTGAATCAAGAAACTCTATCTTAACATTGTTGATCGACTCAATCTCACCGTCTTCGTAGCTGGCAGAAGCGATTCCAACTATTCCAGTACCAGTGCTTGTTCCAATCTCAGTTCCGTTTCTAGTTAGCCTGAAAACGCAGTTTTTGGAATCACCAGTTAAAAACGAATAGTTGATAACGGCAGAAACAAGAATGTTTGAATCGCCGCTTCGTGGAGTAATAGAAACCGATATTACATCAGCACCAGATCCAGTGGTATTTGCCTCAATGCTTGCTCTGGCTTTGTTTGCAGTCTGCTTACATTGAGGTGAGTTCAATGAAGTCTGAACAAACTGACTGGAGTTAGAAGCCCGAAGTCTTCCAGTCGAATCAAGAATAATAACCTTATCGGTATCTGTATCAACATTCTGAGTGGTGATGTTCGGGAATGTAACAACATTCGCGTTCACCGTCAGGAGATCTGCGTCAGCATTACCAATAGTGGTATTGCCGTTTACCGTCAGGTTACCACTTGCGGACAAAGAAGTTCCACTAATAGAAGAGCTAGATCCAATCGAACCGGTTACAGTAAGGTTGTTCGATATGACAGTAGCACCAGTAACATTGAGGGTGCTATTGATTGTTAACGGATTGGCGAATGATACGTTTCCAAAAAACGATGCATTTCCATTGCATGTGAAGGTTGAATTGAATGTTACCGATGAAGCAGTAAGGCTTCCGGCAAACGAACTTGATGCGGCGGCGTTGGTTTGGACGATGTTTCCAAACACGGACAGATTACCCGCGCTCGTGGAGATGTTGCTGGTGACCGCGAGGGTGGACGAGAGATTGGCGGCACCAGTGACTGCCAGAGTGGACGAGAGGGTAGTAGCACCGGTAACGATCAGGGTGGATGAAAGGTTGGTCGCACCGGTCACACCGAGCGTAGAACCAATGGTGGCCAACCCAGAGACTGCGAGGCTCGAAGCCAGTCCGGTGGCACCCGTGACATTCAGGGTACCGACAATGTTGGCTGCGGTTGTGGAGATCTGGAGCGCGGAATTGGTTCCGCCGCCATCGCTGATGCTCCTGAGACTTCCGGTAAGACTGGCGTTGTCGGAGGTCTTGAGTAGGCCAATGTAGGTGGATGCTACTGAACTTCCTGTAAGTGGGGTTGCCATATCAGTTTCTTGATCTGTTTCTGTAAGTTGACCTTATTTTCCATTGGTCCTGATAATTTCCAACCACATTCTTGGCATCAGCAACGATTGGGGTGGTTTGCGAGGCAGCGATTACCGCTGCCGCCAAAGTCTCAGGCGAAAGCTCAGTGTATGGAGTAACGTCGCCAGCGAGGATTCCGATGGCAGTTGCAGTCCCTGAATCAGTGAACGTAACAACAAGGCTACCGGTAAGGTCCGTGATAGCTCCAATCGAACTTGGGCCAACGGTGAATACATTATCAGCGTTTCCTGATGCATTCAGAACGCCTGGAAGCGTTGCTGGATTGACGGTGAATGTGAACGTGCAATCGCCCACCAATGAAACGATGAGCTGAAGGAGCGATGGGCCAGCAATGAATGCAACGCTGGAATCACCAGAGATGTTTACGCCCGCTGCAAGATTGATCGGGTTTGCCGTGAACTGAGCCCCGACGTATGTGAACGCCGACATTGCTCCGCTCTTGTACGGCATCACCCAAGCGGAAGGATCAAGATGGCCATACGGAATAGCCGCCAATTGAGATGAGATGCCTTCTCCCGCGCTTTGATTTCTGAGATCTGTGCGCCCCCACATTGAACGCAACGAACCGGGGTCACCGCCTCTTTGTCTAAGCGGTAACTGGCAGAGTATCGTCGTGTTTTGTTTGAGGGACATGAATCATCCCCAACCGACTTCGATTCCGCCATAGAAGTTGCTGGCAGCAGCGGTTGCTGCTCCAGCGAAATAGAGCCAGACAAGACAAGCTCCATCCATCACACGAGGAAGGCTTGGCAACTGGTTGAGAAGATCACGTTCAGCAGCCACTGAAGCCGTGGTAATCGGAAGAGTCAGCAGCGGTCGGGCAAGGCAGAGGGCACCAGAACCGGCACCAGATGCCGCTGAGAAAGTGACGTTTGCCACATTTGAAACTCCGGTATCTCCCGAAGCCATAGGAAGGAATGGTCCGTAATTGTTTGCGGAAGTTCCAGAATGGGATATGTGGCCTGCAATCGCAGATACGATCATCGAAACGGTGACCGGCATATTTCTGCCCGATGTGGGAGTGGTGTTCGAGTAGCTCAAGCTGATGTTATGAGCGGTGGCACCAGAAGTAACGTTTTGAACAAAAAACAGCCTACAACCAGCACCATTCGTATATCGAAGCGTGGGAGTTCCGGTAAGCGTCTGGGCGGTGGCTACGGCGGTAGAAATGCCGGGCCAATAACCCTGAAGATCGACCAGCATGAGTTGAGCCGGAACGCCGGTGGCAACGCCAGTGACAGCCGAGACGTTAAGGATGTGCTTGGTATCCGGGCTGACGTTTCCACCGTGGCGAATTCCAAATATCTGAGTGCCGTTCCCGGTAGTTTCGTCGCAGCTTTTCCAAGCCAAAGCGGTTCCAGTGAATGCGTTTGCGACTGGGCTTCCGGCTAAGCCGCTGAAATCATACCACCGTCCTGCGGTGTACGCAGCCGCACCGGTGATCTTGTTCCAATCGGTTCGATTGAACTTTCCATTTGTCGTGATCTCGTTGATGAGATCATCCATTGAAGAGAAGCCCATGTTAGTTCCAGGTGAATTGCAGGAATCCCCTCAGCGGTGCAGGAGATGAAGAGGTATTGTTGAGTATCAAAAAGTTCAAGTAGGAGTTGTTTTGGATTTGTACGCAGTTGGCTTTGTGCGTGAAGAACACAGTTTCTGCCTCGGTGTTCTGCTCTCGAATCACATGAGTTGCAAGCGGTTTGACCAAAACGATGTGGCAGAAACCGCCCATGCTGGCGTTGCAGGTGACTCTTTGGATGCTTCGGATACCTTTGTCTCCGTTGTCGAGCGGGATGAATGGTGATGCTGCTCCTGCGTCCAAGGTTGAGTTGATGTTGTTTGCGATTCTCCCAATGGTTCCGGTTGAAGCGATTCCGAATGTGCTTGTCCTGTTGGCTGTTCCTTGGCTGTTGGTGTAGGTGACGGTGACTGTTCCACTTGAACTCATTGGAGCTGCGACAACGAGGTAGGCTTGGACGCCTTCACCTGAGGTGTACCTAGATATGCTGACCGGGTTGATCATGTCCTGCGGATCGAGCGAATCCATGTCGATCAGCGGATAGAACATGAGGTAGTCGGCCAGCAGCATGGTCAATGGGACTGATGCTGTGGATGTTCCTGCTGAGAGTGCGAAGAGGTGTTTGGTCTGGCCTGCCGATGGTGTTGGGCCTGTGTAGATTCCTCGATTGGACTCACCTATGAGGAGAGTGGCTTCGTACTGTTGGCCGACGTAGGCCTGATAGACTGGGATGCCTGCCCCGACGGCTGCGTCGTACCAGCGTCCTGCGACTCCTGCTGGAGAGCTTGTCTTGAAGAAGAACGACTGCCAGGTCGGTGCTTCGGCGAGCGATACTATTCCGGTGAAACCCATTATTCCTCCTCAATTTTAGGGTTGCGTGGAACTAAATCAGCTTGCGGAACTCCATCTGGATGCTCTTCGCAGATGCTTTGAGCATCCTCATCTGTTGGCCATAATGGCCTCAAGCAATGTGGGCAGAAGTAGTCCACATGATCAATCAACGGTAACAGTCAGCGCACCTGCGGCGAACTGCGGTTGAATACCGGTGGAAACTGAAAGGGAAGACGTTAGCGATCCCTTGAAGATGAGGTTTCCAGCACCGGACAAGTCGGTGCCAATTCCAAAATGCGTCAGGGTGTTGGTGCCACCGGTGCATTGAGCAAACTGAACAAGGGCAAAGTTGCTGATCGTGGATGTCGAGAGCGTAAATCCAGATGCTGAGCGGGCCACTGCAATTCGAGCATATCCGGTATAGTTTGCCTCATTGGTGTTTTGATTCCCTGCTTCTCCGGGGTCTGCGGTGTGCAGGCTGATGAAGAAAGATCCAGCGGATGTAGAACCTCTGATTCCGGTAGCGTTTCCGATGTTTGCCCAATCGGAGTTTAGGAATATGAGATCAAGGATTTCCGCCTCTGCGGCATTTGTCATCGACATAGTGAGAATTGGCTATGGGTTACTTTGGGAGAACGTACCAGCCAGCCGGGAGCGTCACTTTGGACGGCCCGACAAGCTTCTTGTCTTGGTCAAAAGCGTACACGCTGGCTTTCACTGGTTTTGCGAGCATCACTGGTTCACCGTGCGGGACCATTACCACCTTTGTCACTTGGCAACCCAGGCAGTCCAGCAATACGATCAGCCAGACCGTTCTTGAGATCCTCGGGTGCTTTTCCATGTTGAATGTTGGTGGGTGGTGTTTCTCGGAACCAGTCCAGCAGGGCCTTCAGGATCTGGTAGATCCAGTTCACTTGGGTTTCTTATCTGCGTCTTTAGCAGCGATCAAACCAAAGCCAACGGTCACAGCGGCAATGGTTGCAGCGAGATCAATGTTGGTCGTAGGGTCTCCGTCGAACAGAGCTTTCAACGCTCCACCCACGGCAACCATGATTGCACCAACTCCAGCGAGAGTAGTTTTCCAGTTCATTTCTTTAGAGCTTTCCAGAGTCCAATTGCGGCAGCGATAAAAGCCAACACAGCGGCTCCGAGTTGGAACCACTGTGTCAGTTGCGGGATGAATGAAACCGCACCAGCAGCGGCAGCGGTAGCCAGAGAGATTCCAACCCCACTGTTGCTGTTGGTGTCAGTTTGCATTACTCGGGTTTAGGTTGAGCAGCGTTGACGATTAGGTCAACAAGCGGCAGAGCAACTTTTGCGTTCTGAATGCCACCAGCTTTGACCGCAATGTCGATGAGTTGCAGCAAACCGTTGGCTTGTTCTTGAGTCAGCTTGACGATGATTTCCATATTAGGCGACCGGAGCTTCAACGACAGCAGCCTCCTCCGCAACCAAAACCGGCACCTTCTGCTCAATCAACGGAGGAACCCACGGCAGCGGCGGAGCGATGACCGGCGGGTTGATCTGGTTCTCGATCTGCGCGGTGACGTTGGCTTCGATGGCCTTCTGATCGACTCCGTTCGCGAAGCACCAGCCGAGGACCTGATCCTGCGTCAGGTCGGGATACGGAGTGAAGCTGCCAGTCGGCGGAGCGAACGACGCGCTACCGTAGCAGGTGCCGCTGTAGGTTTTCTCGGTGTCGCCAGAGCCGGTGGTTTCGGTGCCGTTGCACCTCCAGTCGGCGGTGATGACGACATCGGTGAGCGTGCCTTCGGTCGGCTTGCAGAGAAGGCGTTCGATGATCCAAGAGATGGTGGGCATGGTGGGATTAGAAGAGGTCGTTCCAAGTGGTTCCGTTGTAGCACTTCAGCTTGTTGCTGCTGCTGTTGTAGTAAACATCACCAGCTTCAGCACCGGCAGGATCGGCAGCGAGAGGTACGAAGCGAAGCTGTCCGGTTTCTTTGAGTCTCAGTCGCTCGGTGAAGGTGATGGCATTCGGCGAAGTGCCAGCAGGAGCAGTGAAAAAACGGAATGAACCATCGCGTTGCTGCAAACGGCTGGCAGCCAACGACGTTGCAAACGAATATTGATAGGTATCTGATCCGGTTCTGATGCTGTTGTACGCAAAATCAGTCGCGCCAAGACTGGCATTTGTGTACAAAGCGGCATGAACCCCGACTTGTAGATTTCCGTTGGCGGTCCAAACAGTACTCGGCGTAACCCCCACGCCGACGTTGCCGGAGGAGTCAATACGCATCCGCTCGGCAGAATTGACATAAAACACCAGCGGAATACTTGCTCCAGCATAGACCATTGCTGACGAATCAACCGTTCCGCCAATCATGTTGGCACCGTCACCGAAAGCGGCCAGCGTAGATGTACCAGCGGTGTTGCTGACATAAAACGCGGCACTTTGCCCTGATCCACTTCCTCCACGAATGCGAGCGACGCACCCAGTGGAACTGACAACATCCAATTTCTGACCCGGACTCGCCCCCACGCCCAGCCCCGTGGAGTTCAGGGTCATTTGGAGGTTTGCTCCGTTCGTCAAAAACAAAAGGTTGTTTTCCGAACGAATACCGAAATCGGATGTGGCTCCACTTGCTCCGATAGCTGAGGCTTTTCCAAGAAATCCGGTAAATGTACCGTCATTCATTACGGTGTAGTTTCCGTTGATTCGGAACTTTTCACCAAACGATTGAGTGGTTGCACCAATACCAACGAAATCCAACGAACTAACGACCTTCAGCGTGTTCGTGTCCACCGTCAGGTCGCCGGTGATGGTGGCGGAGGCCAGCGTGGCGGTGCCGCCTGCTCCGAGGATCTGGTTGCTGGTGATCTTCTTCGTGGTGCCCGATGCAGCCATCGTCGTATCACTAATATCGACAATGGGAAGGACATCCACTGCGGGATCGACGGTCGTGATCGCCGTCAGTGCTGTGATTTTTGTATCTGCCATAAACTGTTAGTTAGATTGAATGATGAGTTTGCTCGTGTCCTCTTGGAGCAGGAAATCCCCGTTCTCCAAGTCCAAAGAATCAAAAGTCCCAAACGTGATGACGATCTTGTCACCATCCTCCAGCAGAACGAAGAAGTCGTCCTCCTGAAGCAGATCCCGGCGCAGGATAGGTAGATCGCCAGGGGTAACATTACCCCCGCCGTTCGATACCAGTCGTGTGCCAAGAGCGAGTGTCACGATTGAATCACGCCATTGAATGCGATCACCTGACCGCTGGAAATCTGGAAGCTCGTGATCGGTCCCGGTAGGGTAATACCAGCAGGGATGGTCGCCGTGGACCAAGATCCGCTGATGTTGCCACCGGTGATCGAGCTAAAGGTGGTAGGGGCGATAGTGGTGATGGCCACAAACGGGCCAGTGGTCAGCGTGGTGACGGTCACCAGTTGAAAGCCGCCCTGTCCCATCGAATACTCGATGGCTTGATTTGCTACGTCGCTCATATATCCCAGATCTTCCGAATTTGATTCTTTGTGAAAGTGCTTTCAAAGCGGGAACCCTGACGGTCTTCCATCCGGCTGAATCCCTGCTTCACCTTGTCCTTGAGTTCGGCTTCTCGGGCAAAGCCGGTGACCCCGAAGCGGGCCACCGGTTGCCTGTTCCACCGCTTCCCATCAAGGACAACAGAGTCAGTACCCATCGGAGCGATATGCTCGATGGACTGACCATTGTTCTCGAAGGTATAGATCGGCATGTTAGGACTCCATCTCGCTGTCGTACTCCTCAACCATCTTACGCATACCCTTTTCGTCCATAGACTCCTTGGAAGCCATGGCCTTCTCGCTCTTGTTTTCGTACTCAGCGGGCATACCGTTCACGCTCCGAATCTCGACATAAGCTTCGCCGTTATCGAGCTTCTTGAGAACACCGCGAACATCGTCGAGAACCACTTCATCACCCACTTCAGGCATGGCCTGTTGGCCATCTTCCATGTCAGTGGAAAGAGCCTCGACCGGAATAGAAATCATGGGCGCATTGTTGTCAGCCTCTTCACATCCGCAAGCGGAATGAGAAGGGGCACCACCGATTGCTCGATGATGCCCCTTTGGGCTGACGGCAATCACCATGATGGTGGCCGTCTTGGGTCGCATATTACAGCGTGGAAGAGGTCTTAGTACGATGGACCAAGTACCAGGTCGGGTTACCAGTAGAACCCGTGTTACCAGCAGCCAGACGGAGCGTAGCGAAGTACAGCTTCACACCAACGGTGATGAGCTGGTTCAACGGATCGCTCTTGTCGGGGGTGTCAGTGATAACGATCTTCGGAGACAACGGATCATCACCGGTCAGAGCAGGGATACCGAACGACTCGTTACCAAAGAAGAACGAGGCGATGATGTCCTTGCTGACAGCGAGACCGCCACCAGCGGAGGTAGCCTGATAAACGAACTCATCGGCAGCGGTGCCGGAACCGGTGCTGACAAACGAGTTGGTCTGGGTGACCACGCGGCAACCGTAGATGGAACCAACCTCGCCCTTGTAGAACGGCGTACCCTTGTTGCCGTAGTTGGAGGCATTCAACCAATCGGCATCGCGCATCAGGTCGCGAGCAACGCGAGGATCGGTCGCGAGGACGTAGCCACCGTTGATCATCGGAGCGCGGTTACGCTTCAGGCGGGTCATGGAGTCGAGGACAGCCGAGGCGGTCATCGTGGTGTTGGCAGCAGTCGTGTCGCTGTTCAACGCAGAGAAGCTCTGGGTGGTCAGCGTAGCAGGGTTACCGTAAACCTTAACACCACCGGAGCTGGCCACAGTGTTCACGGCGTCCGAGTTATCAAACGTACCACCACCCTCGGCGGCGGAACCGATAGACGAGCCGCTGGCGGTGAGATTGGAGCCAACCAGGGTGTTACGAATCACGGAGTCAACCCAGAGGGCCATGTCCAAACCAGAGGTCTTGGTGGCCTGCTGGAGCGAGTTGAACAGGTCCGTGGCGCGGAGGATGTCGGTCAAACCGATCACCTGACCGTACTGGGCGAGCGACTTGCTGAGGCTGTTCAGGGCCAGAGCGCGGTAGTTCGCGGAGCTGATGGCCGTACCCTCGGAGCTGATGGTCTGGACACCCGAGACGCTCGGCGAACCGAAGCGGAACATCGTGATGGCCTTGTTACCATTGTTCCGGGGGATCGGAGCCTTCATGGCGAACTGATCCAGGATGGTCTCCTGCTGAACGATGGAGAGCAGCTCCTTGCTGAAGTAGTTCTGGAACTGGCTCGTGAGCGTAGTTGAAGTAGTTACTGGCATATTTTAGTTGTGGTTGTGCTATTAGCCTTCGTCCCGGTCGAACTCTCTCGTCGCTCGCATGAGCGCGTCCCTTTGCTCCTTCAGGGATAGCTTGGAGAAATCCTTCTCTTCAGCCTTGAGTTGTCCTGCCGGTACGCTTTTACCAATAGCGGTCTTCTGCTGGAGCTTACTGAGTTGTTCTTTCAGAGACTTGTTCTCGGCTTCCATCGACTGAGACCGTTCGGCTGCATTCTGGAGCTTCACAATTTCGACAGCGTGGACAAGTCCATCAGGAGTCGCAGTGAGCAGCGGGAAATTATTCAGAAGCTGAACAGTACGCTTGTACTCAGAGCTGTTCTGATCTTTCAGCCAAGCCTCCTTCTCGGACAACTTGCCGTAGTTTTCAGCCCATGACTTCTGGAACTGCTCCTGTTGAACCTTCTGCTGTCTTTCACCAGCCGCTTTGCGGACATTATCAGCCTTGGCTCGCGCTGCCTTGGCCAACTGAGAATCGCCATCAGCCTCAAACTCCTTGGCCGCAGCCTCGTAGTCATCAGCCGTATAGCCCTTCTCGTCCCGATGAGAATTGGTTTCGGTGGCCTTGGATTGCTCCCGGCTCCTGCTCCATTCCTCACGCTCACGCCTCACCGCTTCGCGCTCAGCCTTGAGGGCTTCCTTCTCAGCGTTGATTTGCTCCCAGGACTTCGCCTTTCGGTTCTGTTCCTGAGCGAATTTGCTCTTCTCCTTATCAACCTTCGGCTCGGTCTTTGTCGCCTTCGGTTCCGTCTCTGACTTCGTGCTTACTTCCTTCTCGCCACCATCGAACTCTTTGCTGGCGGTCACCTCATTAGAGGATTCCTGCTCAACCGGAGCTGACTCGTTTGATGTTGGAGTCTGCTCCCTTGGCTGGCTGTCAATATCGACACCGGCATCGTGATCTCTGGCCAACGCGAGTAGGCCATCTGCACTCATTGATTCGTCTGACATATTGTGCTTTTACTCGTTTGCTGGTCCGCACAGACCGGCAACCGCAACTTTGATCCTATGTGTTCGTGGCAGAATCTGGATCATCATCCTGCCCCGTAATTGATTCCTGATCAGCCATCACTTCGATGACCTTCACAAGACTGGCCTGACCCATTGCAAAGCCTGACGAATATTGCAAATGGTTTCTATCAGTTATCGCAGAAGCATTCTGCATAAGCACAGTGTTTAACAGTGCGTCCCTGAATCGTTTGCCAGTATCGCTATTGAAGAAATTATTGAGCGTGATCGCGTCCTCCTTGCGCCAAGGAAGCGGATCTACCCATCGTTGATGCCGCGCAAATGTCCACGCGGTACGGACTCGTGCGAAGAAGCTGATCATTTACTTGCTGGCTTTCTTTCGACCGGCAGCTTGGCGGCGCATGAACTCTGCGGCCCCCAGCTTCTTGCGACCGATATAGGCAGCAAGTGCGCGAGGATCATCGGCCCCTTCCTTACGGAGTTCGTTGGCCAGTTTACTGAACTTGGATTTCTTCTTCATGTTGCAGTGGTTACGATATTTATTTCGTTGCCCTCTTTGTTTTTTCCGTGATCATGCCAATCGTTGGCAACCGATGAAGGCTGCACATCGTTGAGCCACTTTTGAATTGAAAGGAATGTGGCACCCATGTTTCCGGTTTTACCACCGTGCCAATAGTTGGTCCTGACTCGAATCGACTCCCCTATTTTCGGAGATGAAAACACATGGCCATTGCATGAGAAGGCGATATCACCGCTGAGATACACCTCATAGCTGTCCACGTTCGGATGAATATGTTCATCGATCACTGTATTCGGAGGAGTTATGAACAACTGAACCTGATAGGGGTACTGACGATACAGTACGGTACCAGCGATTGTCGCGTGGTAGCAGGGTTTCGATCCCTCAAACGTGTTTATTGGCCGATTGCTCAGCCACCAATTCTTGAATTCTTCCAGGTCGTCAAACGGTATTACCATGCTTTGCAGCTCCAGTGTCTTGGGGTTGTTTTATCCGTGGCCGTGTCGCAATTATGCCTCGCTCGGAAGCTCTTGCGCCGTTCCGGGTCCGATTTCTTGATGCTCATGTCGGGATCACCGAATCGCACCTTGATGACCGTTCCCTTCGGGTTCTTCACATAAACCGCACTCTTCTTCTTCTCACCCGGAGTGTAGAAGGGCTTGTTCAGAGCAACTTTCTTGCCTTGGTATTCAGCCATATCAAGCCTGTCCTCCCGAGAACAATGGCGAAGCCTGAATATCCTTCAAGCTTTCCGGTTTCTTGGGCTTCTGAATCCGAATCTTCGGAGCAACACCCTCTTCGAGTGACTCCATGATGATCGGGCGCGGTTCATCCAGCGATTTCGGTGTGGTTTGCACCACCACGGTGGTCACGATTGGGTTGTTCATGGCTTTGAATTCACCGCACCAGTCTTCATCCTTCATAGTAGGCCAGCAACTGGGTCTACTGCTGGGCGGATACCTCCGACAGGTCTTATCCGCACTGAAAAACTGGCAGTCTTTGCAAAAATTCATCACATCTGAGGCTGCTGAGCCATCGCCTGAGCTTGTTGCTGCTGCTGACTAGGAAGGAGACCGCTACTCGTAAGGAATGTTTGGATCTCCTTCCGCAATTTCCGCGCTTCATTGGTCGCCACCTGCTCGTAAGCCTGCAAGAGGCTATCCAAACGCATCATAAACGCATTCTGTGACGCCGGACTGAACTGCTGACCCTGCTGGATCGCCCCATTCAGGTACTGCATCAGTACCCCAATGCGCCCAGCGTAGTTCTGCCCCGGCTTCGCGGGCACCGGGATACCCACCAACAGCGTCGGGATCGTCTTGGTCTCGTCCTCCAGCTCGTCCTGGACCTTCTGCCCCGGATCCCGCATCAATTTCTTGATCAAACTCGGGTCATCCAGCTCCATGATGCTCTTGTCCAACGCCACCTGATCCACCCAGGGCGAGTTCATAAACAACTGCTTACGGCTGATGGCCTGCTGAACCATCATCTGACGGCTCACCATGTCCATTCCACCCTTCGGCTCCAGCTCGTACTGATCATGGAGGGCCACAGGGTCCGCATCCAGCGAGTCCTCCGCAAAGCGGTAGCGCAAGCTCTTGGAGTCATACTGCACATACAAGCCCCACGCCTGTCGGTACAGCTTGCCCAGAGCCATGCGGAATAGCCGCGCCCGCAAATCCCCGCTCTGCATCGACTGAGCGTTGATGCTCTGGATCTCGGTCGCCGTCCTGCGATCACCACCACTGCTCATCGCGCTGCTCATCGCGTAGTCCGGGCTACCGATCCGGTTCTCCGCAATGGCCCGCGTCTGATTCAACTCCTGATCAAAGCTCACCGGAGGCTGCGGCATCTGCACCGGAGCCACGCCATACGGCAAAATCTGCCCCGGCTGGAACCGCAGATTGATACTATTCGGCAACTCCCGCTCCGCACGGAACAGCGGGCGGTTGTACAGCGTCATCGCGTCATGCTTATGATTCCACATCGCGGTCATGCTCAGTTCGAACGCCGCCAGAATCTCGCACACGCCTCTTGGACTGAACCAGCCCTTGTCCTTGATCTCGTACGGGAAGTCCACGAACGGCAACTGGTTATGCTCATACGGCAACTCCATCGGGTCCCGCAGATCAAGATCCACCGCCGCAGGGCTGTAAGTATAAACCTCCCACACCCCGTCATCCCGCTTCCTATAAACCTCCCAAACAATCACGCCATCCGTGTTCGTGGTGTAAGTAATACCCTCGCGCAACTGCTTCGCATCATCCTCGGTCGCCGCCCCCGGAATGTTATCATCCTGCTGCGGGTTCCCACGGATCTTCTCAATCGTCTTCGCATCACTCTTCCATCCAAGCTGAGCCGCCACCCGCTTGTAAGCCGGAACACTCATCGGCATCACATGCACCGCCCAGTCCGCATCCTGCAAATCCACCGTGTACGCCG